CTCCTACGCCGTCATTCAGTGTTACTGGATTTGAAAGTAATCCCATGGTCTTTCTCCTTTAAAGTTATATGTTCAACGGGGTTATCGTACCCGTATATGACGCTTAAAGCTGAATTAGCCTTTAAGGATGAAGTCAAAACTAGTAACGCCTGGATATCTTCGGTATCCGTCAACATTGAAGAATAGTAGATGATGTCATTAATAATAACAGCATCAATATTCGACAACTCGGGACCTAAAGACAAAAGACGCTTCATACAATGCTTTAGCGGGCTCAAGTATTTCATAGCCAGTTACCAAAGCACGCGTGCGAGTGCGATGAGGTTAACTCTTTGCCGTTTACTTGGTAAAGATATCCTCGGTAGCGCTACCCCTTTATTGGGGTGTGTTACTCGACGCAGAAAGTGAGTACTCTCATAACCAGACAAAAGGTTATTTTGACCATATGTACCAGTAATATCTGGCGCATAGAAGTCTAGTACTCGAGAATCGCCGTTGAAGTGGTCGCCCGATGACGAGCGTTGCAGCAAGCTTTCAGCGTACTGCACAGTGCGCAGCTCAACGTTTGGATCTGTTCTCATGTTACGAAGTGCATTTGCGACCTTATAAAAATAATCGCAAACGAAGGAGAATGGGAGCATATTCCATATCACCTCCGCGTTGACATTAAGCCCATAATAACGCTTTAAAGCGTCGACCCGCTCACGCATCTTGTAATCATAAAGATACTCGATGGTAGCGTTGAAGGTCAGTGATGAGTAATCGCCTCGACTTATCCAGTAGTAAGAACTACTGGCGACGTTAGTACTGTCGTTTTCTGAGATTTTCTCAGAGTAATAAGACCTTTGAACGGATTTTCCACGTTCAAAGAACGATTGTTGTACCTCATCAACTAGCGTACCCGCTTGTGCATGTATGGCCAAACAGTCAGAGACTGTTGGGTCAATTGCAAAGTTTTTAATTAGGGTAGCTTGGGCAACTGTCAGAGTGCCGGCATTGAACGCTTTCCAAAGATTGCGAACAACTCCATCCGAATTTGAAGTACGGATTTGCCGGGCAGCCCAGGATTTGAGTTTGCCGAGCTCGCTTGATATATTGCGGTAGTTAAACCGCATAGCGTGCCTAGCAAGATCTTTGAAGTCTTTTAGCTCAAAAAGGAAATTAAGAGCTTCGACTTCTCCCTCAAACCTAGGTTGCATGCTCCACCACGCGCGACGCTGTGCACCATCGCACAACGACCAATGCATCGCCTGTAATGACGGTGACTGATTCGCCCCTACGGGTATACCAAGCATATAACATCTCATATAAAAATATAGAGTTGTCGGCTTGTTATACACGCGTCCAACGATGAGGAAAGGTATAATCCTCCCTGTAGCTTTATAATTGCTACAACTGTTGAACAGCGGGCGTTTTCTGGTCGTAGACTCAAACACCTGGTTACCCACCCAAGCTGGCGGAGCTTTGTAGGCAGTAGCATTTGCTACACCTATGCTCCACTGTTCCGCTGTATTCCAAGTAAGCCAAGTTGGCGTAGTTGGTTTCAGCGTACCTGAGCTAGCATAATAATAACCATTGGTGCATCCCTGATAAAAGGGTAGAGTCTGCGTCTTCTTCATAACATACCTCCTGGATTGTGAACCGTCTCTTTGAAAGAGAGATGCGATCTCCCTGCGAGAATCAGTTCATTGTTTAGTTGACCCCTCCCCCAATGGGAG